AACCTTTAGTTCCATTAAACCATTTTACTTTTCCTTTTAATAGTTCACTTGCCATATTTTTCTCCTTTCCTTTTTTTATTTAACTTTTTTAAATATTTTTTCGTGTCCTTTAAATCTAATTTAGGTTCAACTTTGTTAATAATAACATACGGTTGTTTTAGAAAAGTTCTCATTTTTTCTTAGGTCCACCATTCCTCCATATTTGAGTTCCCTTTATACCAAAAATACTTCCAACTACAAGTATCCACAATGTAGTGAACCATGTCGGTAATGTAGCAAAATATTCAAAAAAGAGTTCTACCTTATCCATTGCCTGCGGATCGTCACTTATGACCGCCCACATTAAAACAATAATGGGCGCCGAAATAATCACGAGGACAAATTCGTCCTTCCAGTCGGATTGCCGAGCCTCCAAGAGCTTGCCCTGGTATTCCGTCTCCCCTCGGGCCATCTTTTCTGCCGTCAGTAAAGCGGCTTGGGACATCGCTTCTTTCTGTCTTTGCTTATTCGCATAGACCTTGGCACCAGTCTTCATCGCCATTCCTAATAAATTAAACCACATGTTAGTACCAAGTTACCGGTTTTTGTTTTTTACGAGTATACTGACCAGTGGGAGCAACTTTGTCTCCAGTTGCAATATAGTTTTTTCCTCTGATACTAGTCTTTGATCTTGGATCAATTTCTTTTTTCTGTTCAGGGATCTTAAACTCTTTGCCTCCTGTTTTATAATTCCATGCCATAATGTTCTCCTTTTATAATATTTTAGTTAATTTGGGAAATCCTTTTATCAGACCACCCTTATTTGCCTTTTCTCGTGAAGGTTTCCAGCCTGTTTTCCTCATTGTGCCATAAACGTACTTATCACAACGTTCTTTTGACAAACCTTTCTTCTTACATTGAGCTTTTAGCTCTTGTTCCATTTTTTCAGGCATTAATTGCCCCTTGGCTTCATCCTTGCAAGTGTTTCTCTTGATTCATTCGCCATTTCTTGTTTTTCTATTGAAGTGTCGGCCCTTAATTCTGCCAATTCTTCATTCTGTTCAAGTTTATCTTCATGAATATCCTGGCCTTGAACTAGTTTAGCTTGATCGATTTCAGTTTTCTTCTGCATTTCCTGTTTTTTACGTTCATTTTCCATAGCTCTTAAATCTACTTCTCTGGATTTAAGTTTTAACAATGGATCGTGATCGAATTGTGAAGTAATTGTTTTTTCTTCCTTCATAAATTCTTCAGTCATCTCTGCAATCAATTGTGCTTTTCTTGCTTCAATCTTCTGAGTGATCTGTTGCAGTTGTTGCTGAATCTGAGGATTCATTGCAGCTTGTTGCTGCATTTGTTGTATTTGCATAAACTGTTCTCTGAATTCTAATTGTACCTGTTCCGTAGCCATGAGGCTGATATGCTCTAATATATTCTTTTGTAATGCTCCCATCACCATTGGATTGTTTCTAACCAGGTTCGTTGACATAAAGTTCAAGTGCGCCGTTACATGGGCCCTGTGGTCCTGTCCTGGAAACGCCTGAAAAGGCTTTCCTCCCAATGCATCAATATGTTCCAACGATGGATCCTTAGGTGCATTAGGCGCCGGTGGCGGTAAAATTCTGTCAATATCCTTTACTCCTAACGCTTCATACATTTTTCTGAATGCCATGTATGTATTGTGAATCTGAGGATTGGACATTGCTAGTTGCAGTCCCGTCTGTGCCAGCGTCAGTCTTTGCGACATTGAAAAAATGTTAGGATCGGCAACGGGTAGAATATCGATTCGTTCGTCGAAGTCTGTAACTTTAATATTTCTTTGTCCACCTACAACATCGTATGGATATTCTGGTGGAAGATACTGTGCAAATACTTTTGCCAGTAATTTAAATTCCTGTCTTAATGCCGCGTATAATCTTTTATGGATCGCTGACATTACCCTGGAGCCACGCTCTAAGAGGGCCACGGTCGTACCAACTGCTGCATTTTGGTTCCCGTCACCGACCTGCATATCAGCGATCGACGCGAATCTCTGTCCTGCTTGAACCACCGCTCCCATTAAAGTTAATAATGTTTGTGAAGGTTCTTTGTACGGTAAAAAAACGAATGCATCTTTTAAGTTTCCGCCCGGTGTATCTACATCCTTGAATTCACCCGGCTGGATAGGTGCCGCTTCGTCTTTAACTCTGACTCCTCGTTGTTTAAAACCAGCGGGAAGATTAGATAGTGTGCCTGCGTCTAACAATTGGCGGAGAGCCGACGTTGCCGTCCTGCTCAATCCGCCAATCATGTGAATGAGTCCAAAGCCATAAAATCCTAGTCCTGGCAGAAATTTGAAGTGGACAAAATATTGGACTTTATTTTTCAATGGATCATTGGGCGCATAGTTCCTTCTTATCGAAAGAACTTTCATACTACCTTCCTCGATGGTTACGACGTAAGGTAATTTTATTCCTGTTGGCATTCCGTCCTGGCCAACATCTTCAAAACCTTCCAGGTCCAGATTCACATGACATTCCAGAAGCGTGTACACGCTTTGGGTCTGTGTAGACTTGGTGGTTCCTTCCAGTGTCTTTTCCTTGTCTTCGATTTTGTCGTCGACAGCCATACCTGGTTTTGCTAATTCAATGTCCCTATAGAAACCAGCAATCTGCTGCTTTCTCAAGTCGTTCTCCGACATCTTGATTACATGGACCACTGCTTCCGCATCGTCTAATGAGGTAGCCGTATACGGAATCACGAGGTCGTCTGCAGGGACAAATTTAGAGACGGCTCTTCCTAAAAGATCGTCGTAGTAGACTTTCTTGAAAGTCGAACCGCTCAAGGGTAAATGGAAAAGCATCTGGTCAAATTCAGGTTCGTATTCCTTCATCTGGTCCATCAGCTGAAAATTCATGAAATCTTTAACCCGCTGCGACTGTGATTCCTTTGCAGGATTCGATACTCCAATCACCTGGGTTCTAACCGGTCCATCCGCCGGCAATAATTCTTTATAGGCTAACGCCTGAAACTGTGTAACCGCTTCTGCGAGCACGGGATGCGTTGCACCTGATGCTCCCTGAAAGGGTTCTGTCCTGTTGTCGTACTTGAAGCCGAGTAGGTCGAGTCCTGTAACGTAGGACTGCTCCCATTCCTTCCTTGACATTTTATAATCGGTATAGTCGCCGCGAAGCTTGATTCCTGTCGGATCAAGAACGTCGTCGGGCAGAATGTCCGCGAGGTTGTCAAAATGGCCCTCGGTCCCCGGAACGTTGATCGAGCCCGGCTCAAAATTGATCGTAGCTCCGCCGTCGTCTTCCGGTGTGACTTCTACGGGTTGTCGTTGTTCTTCCGTAACGTCGACGTCCGTTGGCGCTTCCGAGGGTGGAATTGCAACTTCTGTTCTTACGTTAGGGAGCGATTTATCTGTTAGGTTTTCTGCCATTTGTACTCCTGTTAATCCATATCATCAATATATAGCGAACGCAACCCTCGAGACACGGGCCCTGAATCAGGGGCCACGGTTCTTGTTAGGCCGCCATGTGCAAAACGTTCCTGAGTTCCCAACATCCCGGGATCATGCCTAAAACCGGTTCTAATTATATCTGCACTAAATTCAGGATTTTGTTCTCTTTGCAAACGAATAACCGCTTTTTTATAATCATTATACTTTTCTTTATTGCCAATTAATTGTGGAACTCCATAAGCCTTCAAAATTTCTTCCAAGTCTGTGTCTGATAAGCTGGCTTTTGCTATATCTGTAGCTGTTCGAAAAGCCGGTATAAAATCAATCCATGGCTCTGCTTTAGGATCTTTTTTATAAACGGGTTTTCCATCTTTAGTATAGGGCATTGTTTTTACACCTTTTGATGCCATTAATTCTTTCATTGCTTGTTCTTGTTTTCCTTTCGCAGAAGGTTCATGAGGGCTAAAGCGCGTAAATTTACCCATTTGTTCCGCTTCTGCATTTTCATATTCTGCTTGATTTTTTTCTAAAGTTTTAAGAAGACCTGCTTCTCCTCCTTCAAGATTTACGCGTTCATTAAATTTATGTAATTTACTTTTTGCTTCGTCAATTCTTTTTTTATTCCAGCCTTCAGGAGATCCAATCTGCTGCCCTGCCATACGATTTTCCTCAGCCGCCAGATTTCGTTCTAATTTTTCTTTTTCTTCCAGTTTTTCCAAAGCATCAATGTAAGATGAAATTCTTGGACTTTTTTTTCTTAGTAAATCTCTACGAGTTTTTAATTCTCCTCTCCATTTTCTCGGATCCAGATAACTCCAGTATGATTCAGCCCAAGCTATTTCAGCGGGTACGCCTTGACCTAGAACTTTATAAGCTCCGATTCCTGCTTCAATTATAGCTTCACCTCCGAGACCCCATACACCTAACATACCTCTTAACGCTGAAGATCTGGCACCTGTTTTAGCAAGCTTGAGCATATTGTCAGCTTGACCTTTGGTTTTAATGTTTTTATTTTTAATATTATCAAGTCCTTTATTAAAACAACGTGATCCTTCACCAAACCCAACTCGGCCACCAGTAGCCAGATCTGGACAGCCAATGTTTTCTATTATTTGGCTCATAGCTTTTTTTCCTGATAT